GCATTTACACGAGCATTCCACAATAAATTACCAGATGTCTGTATAGAAGTCCAATCAAATTGAGTATAATAAGACTCACGTTTACAGAAATTGATAATATTCATTTCATCATTTAACGTGCAACCACAAACAGTTGGATCAATAGATAGTTCATTTTTAGAATCTAAAGTTAATTTATCTATCGGTTTACCGATATCCGTAGCTGCTAAGTGAGCAATCGAAGTGGGTCGAAAATAGTGAATATCATCAATTACTGGTACATTCGTATATCCAAATAGATTTGCAATACCAGCTACAGTATCAGCAGCCATAGATGTTGCAGTCATAAATGGACCAATAATAGGAATATTTGATAACATACCAGTTGCCCTTGCAATAGCAGAAGCTGGCTTAGAAATGGTGCCCTCATGCGAATATTCATCATCTACTTCTTTAGATTGTAAAGCTAGTACAACGGTTGGACCGGCTAATTCTACTTCAGATGCCCAAGCATAAATAGAAATATCACAAGATGCCCCTACAACACTATTAGCATTCAAAAGATCTGTAAATGATTGATATTCTAATCTACCTAATTCTGCAATACTGGTGGCGGTTGTTGGAACCCATTGTTTATAATAAACAAATGGAAGTACCATAGAACCACCTTGAGAATTTTGTGGATATGCATAAATATGAGGTCTTTGAGATAAAGGAATTAATTCATTACCTCCTGATAAAACAATAGGTGCGGGGTTGAACGCCGACAATGGTTGATACGAAAACAATAATGCACCATAGTAAAATGGAGAGGCATTAATAATAATTTTAATATTTAAATTACACTTTAGAAAAGCATAATTATCTAATTTCTTACGAATAATAGTATTATTAAAATATAATGTCCAAGGATCTATAGCAGTAAATGGTATTGTAGTACCTTCTGTCCAAGAGAATGAATGAATCCTAGTAGGTCTAGATAAAAATTGTGATAAATCTGAATTAATAGTTTTATCTACTTTAAGAATATTGATCGATTGACCAATGTCCATTTCCATACCAGGCTCATCATCCATAAATCCTGTTACCTGTTCCTGTATATTATCAGAACCCATTGCAGTATTGTCAGCCAAGTTATCAGTTTCTGTAGATTGAATTTGACAATTAAAATAATATTTAGGTGGATCTACTTGTTTAGAAAGTTCAGATAAGGAAATATACTCATATTTATCATCAGATAAAGCAGTTGTTTTTGTGGAGAATCCATCTCCACACTGGGTACTGGTGAGTCCAGTACACACTTTGGTTCGTTTACACGGACGACCTGCCTTTTTATTTGTAGGAATTTATTTTAAAATGCAATGATTAATTAGACCATTGCAAGTCTTCTTCTGTTATAGAAGAATAGAGTATAAAAACTCTAAGGTAATATTTAAGATTAACGTGAGAATCACCAATAAACTCACGTGGTTAAATTTTTAATTGTTTAAACAATGTTGTGAATTTTTATAGAATTCACTAACTAATTGATCCCAGGTAGGAAAAACATTTTCATGAACCCAATCTTCTAGTTTCAATGAAGAAGCCAATTTTATAAGCATGTCTCTTTTACTATTAAATATGATTTTACCATAAAAGAAATATTCTCTTACAGCTGAAGTTATAACTGCTATACACTGTTCTTCAGCACTTATAGATTTAGATCTACACCAGATCATAAGCATTTTCTCTATAGATTCATGTTCTAAAGGTGCTAAATGCACTTTAAGATCATCATCGAAACGCCATGTTCTTTTCAAAAAAGAAGTTTCTTCTAATGATACAAAAGGGATACTTTTCGCTTCTTTATCAGCCATAGTATAAATAATGCCCATATCAGAAAATTTTTTTGAGATCAAAGTATGATCATACCAATCTATATTTTTGGAAACAGACATAATATTGTCATCGCCATATGTCATAAGAGCAACATTATCTTTAAAAGAAAAGGTTTCTTTATTAGGATTCAATTTATAATATGCATATCTCATATATAAACAATTTACCAAACCGTTGATGATAACTGTCAAAGGATGACCTGATGGGTTAGTACCAAAAAATTGAACTAAATCTCCATTATAATCTACAAGTGGAAAAGTTATATCTTGTGATATACCTTTGACAACTAATAAATCTTCTTCAGTATAATTACCAGATTTTTTACATATTTCATATAAGATATCAAATGCTGCCTTAACAAAAACAGGACTCATTTTCTTATCAAAAGATTTGTAATCTCCAGCAACTATACGATGTGAACCAAATTTAGTTATATATTTATATAATTGTTCCCATTCTAAAGATTGTGCAATAGTACCAGGTGCAGATTCGAAAGTAGTTCTATTATTTTGTATCAATCGAATAGTTGATAATAAATATTTCCTAACTACTATAGTAAAATCCAATGGAGCACCAGTAAAGACCCTTGTCTTCTTCATTTTTATTTTCTTGAAAGAAACAGGTTCATCTTTAAGATGTGCACAAAAATTGGGCATAGCACGTTTACCTTCACTATAATCTTTAATAATATTATTAACATTATCTTTAATTTCTTGATTAACATCAACAGCATCACATAATCCAAATTTTTCAGGTATACTATACATAAAATATTTTTTACTTTTCTTCCAAGGATTACCTGCACTAGTATTACGATTGATCTTATCAACATAAGATACTCCAAGAGCACCATTTATTGTTGTGAAATCATCATAAACTTGTACTGTTGATAAATCTTTAATTTCTTTAAAAATATCATTAAGAAAACTTTCTTTGCATATCTCAACTACACCATAATCAATATCATAAATAGGTTTAACCATATCAACTGCTGCAATATGCCATGGTTCCCATGTTTCCATTACGGGAGGACCATATTTAATTTTATAATTATAATTGGATAAAAAAGAAGCCATTGGTGATATCTCAACACTTGACTTATGTTTAGGTCGAAATCCTGCAAAGGAACCATATACCATAGCAGAACCTGAATCTATATATCGAAATACAGATTTTGGATGTAAATTTATTAATTCTCTATGTACAGATTCAGATGAGATTCTAGGTACATTTGATTGAATATTAAAATCCTGCATGAATCTCTCATCTTTAATATCATTATAATTAATATTAATAGAACCGACAGTTTTCATAATAGTACTTGCTAAGACATGAAATCCCAAGATGATATATCCTCTAGAAGTTTCTCCTATCATAAGAGAACCACAATCACCATTGATAGTTCCACCATCGATCTTAGAAGACCAAATTTCACCAATGAAACCTGGAGTAGGTTTCACATTCCAACCTTTCTTAGATATACAATTTAAATTTTGTTGTAATATAGAACCATTGTGTTGTCTGTGCAATTGAAATCCTCTAGTCTTGATATCTATATCATCCAGAGCAAAATATGGTGTTATATCTTTTCCTGGTGGTAGATTCGGAATAATGAAAATAGCTAAATCATGTCTTTCATCTCTATAAATTTGTTTTTCAGATAATTTAATCATTATATTAGAATTGACACCATCTTTACAATTTGATGATACAATTTCACATTTTAAAGGATTATCACAATTGGGTATATTATGATTATTAGTCATATATAATTGTCCTTTTAAACATGTAGCTTTTCCACTAATACTTTTACCAGGATTGGTGAAAATTTTAAATGAAATTAGATTTTTTGAAATCATATTCACAAATTTATCGCGATTTAAACCTTTAGATGATGAAGTAGATCTAGAAATTTCAAATTCAGATAATTGAAAATCGTTCTTATACCAAACATTCTCACGTTCATCATTAATTGGTTCAGGTTTTGTACCTATATTATCTGAAGTGCTACTATTCTTTTTGAAAGAATTTAAAACCTTATATATAGAAAGTATAGATACTAAAACTGAAGCAGTAGTCAATAAAAAAGCCGGATGTCCAATATTATCTCTAATCTTTCTTCCAATACGATTAATACGGAATTTTTGGTAATTCATCCAATTTCTTAGACCTATAGTTTTTTCCAATTTGAATTTAAGCAAAGAAAACCACATATAATGTCCAAAAAAAGAAAACAGTATTTCTTCGACTGTAAAAAAATAGAGGAGATAACATATTCGAAAAATATAATCTATTATATAAATTATACAAAAGTTTCTGCAAAATCTATAAATAAGATCATATACAACAGCGCTTTCAACGTTGCAGTCGCAATTCGAAATTGGTAAAAAACATACATTGCAGATTTCAATATTTCTCAATGAATTAACAGATTTTTGTACTAAATCTTGATTTTTATCAAAATTAATGACAGCACCATTAAACCATTTTAGAAATTCTATAATAGAATCGCATTCAAGTATGATTTCTGTAAGTGCAATCTTTTGAGCATCAGTGGTTTTTCTAGTCGAAACTTTCTCAACTTTCCAAATCCAATAATCTGGATATTCACCCTCAACATAATGTGTTTTATTGGAATCTAAAGTACCATCATTATTTGCAAATTCAGGTTTAACAGAAGGTGTGATTATCCAAGGTAATCGTCTCTGTACAGCTGAAGGATGAGAAAAATAATGATATGCATTGAGATTTTTAACATTAGTTGTTGCGATAACTAATTCACATTTAACAGGTGTTCTACCTTTATTAGAAAGATCAGCTTGATCTGGTACAAAAGGAACACTATTTATTAATTGAATTAATTCCATCATAGAAGGATCACCATTCGGTGCTTTATTAGGATTAATAGCAGCAATATCATCCAATATGATAGCCCATTGAGAAGTTGTGAAACCATCCCAAAAATTAGCTACAGCATTACGTGTATAACAATAACTAGGATCATTTTCAAGATTTTTAATTTTAGCATATTGATTAAAAATGATATCTTTAATAGTTGATTTACCGATACCAGATTCACCAAAAACTAAAACTGAAAATGGAGCTTTTCGATGTTCTCGAGCTGCACGTTTGGTACAAAGATCGCATCTAATCATTAAAAGTTCATTTAGCATGTTAGATACAAATCGTTTATCTGCATTACTTAATTTTTGGCAATGTTTATAAATACTTTCACCTTTCTCGATTGAATCATCCAAATTGGCTCGAAAAGTACTTTCTTTGAAACCATGTGCTTCAGGATTTGTTAAAAGCACAGATTGTCTTTTTAGTATCAGATATTGATCGTGAAAATCAGAATATGTATTTGCACTATGAAAAATTCTTTCATAATCTCCAGTTTTAAGTATCTGAAAGCCTCGTTCACATAAAAATAAAAAAGTATCTAATATAGTGTATATTAGATCACTTCTATTAGTATATTTTTTCTTTAAAGCTTCAGCTTCAAATGTAGAATATCCAATATTTGTGAAAGTGATTCCTAGTTTATCAAATATAGATAAACTCATTGAATACATTATAAGTTTATATATCTTTTTGAAAAATTCTGAATCTTTAATAGAGTCATACTTACCTAAAAGATTTCTCATATCTGAAATAGTACTTTCAAAGGATTGTATTTCTGTACAATTAGTTGTATTAGAAAAAATTTGGTTATATTTTGATACCAAATTTTGCAAAAAAATACAATTCAATAAACTACTATTACATCTCAGTTTAGTAAAAGTTGTAAGAGCAAAAAGAATATCTGTATTAACATTATCAGATTTAAGAGCTTTATCAATGAGAATATAAAGAGTAATTATATCTTCAATAAGTTTTAATGACCAATCATTTTCTTTAAATAAATTGCTTATTTTAGATAATTGATTATTCAAATTTTCACTATCAAATTCAAAAGATTGAATAGTAAATTCAGAAAATGAATTAATTAATTGATTTTCACAATCCAATACATGATTATATAATGGTTGTGAAGAATAATCTACAATATTATGACAATACGCTAATTCACCTTCTTTGATATTAAATTTAGTCGTGAGCTTCTTCTTCATTTTGAAGAATAGGGTTTTAAAATGATGTTTTTTATTTTTATTATTTTGTTTTATATTTTGTTTATGTAATTTTGAAATAGAAAGATCAATATTTTTTCCATGATTGAAATTATAATATAATTTACGATCTGAAATATATCGATCAATAGTATGAGGTGAATATATATAATTGTGAAATGAATATGTATCTTCTTTATGTTTGGGGGAATAATCGATAATAGTATCAATTAGATATTGATCAATAAGATCTTCGGTATATAAATTTTGTTGTTTGTTATTATTTTGTAAAGACATAAGTAATAAGGTTTCGCCGTCACTAGATGTACCATAGTATGTATAAATAATACTACTGAGCTTACGACCTATAAGCTCTAAAAAATTTTAGAAAATCATATTTGAAAAAATATGACCAAAATATTGGTAAGTCTGGGAATTCTTTTGGTAATTTTCCTATTCAATAATATATTAGTTAGCCAGGTTCGTTAGGGACTAATAATTATCTATCGGGATCTTCAAAAGAATAATTTCCTTACTCGAAAATTGTAATTAAAATTCTTTATCTAGAACACAAGTGCTACACTTGTGAGTTTATAATTTTATAATTTTAATGATTATAGGACGATAATAATCAATTTAGAGAGTATATATAAACTATTAAAAAATACTCTATTTTAATTTTACTGAGTTAAAATTAAGAAAAAACTTATTAAATATTTAAAAATATTTAGAGGTTTATTATATTTGTGATATAATATAGGGAAATCCTCGCGTTCCTTAAAAAGAGTTCATTGGATTTATATATGAAAATGAAAATACAATAGGGGTTTGTGTTTGTCTATAATAGAAATAAATACTATACAAAATAGACGATAATGTATAGAAATCATTATGAAAATTATTTTTAAAAATATAATCAATTCTATAATGCGGTATCTATGAGCATAAAACTAAAGACACTTCAATTAGCAATAATCAATTTAGCGGAACACCATCTAGCGGGTGCATACTAATGTTGATATTGGTAAAAGCATCGCGAATTCAGCAGTGTGGTCTGATAAGCGTAAGATAGAAGGGATTCCTAAGTTAAAACATAACTATTCAAAACAATATATATAAAATCTGGATTACAGATTTT